ATGTGTAGTAATGATATTGATCGCGACGCCCTCTCACTTCTTTTCCATATAAGGGGAGGGTTTCCTCGTTCTCGCCTATGAGAACGCCCATTTGTTGCACATCCCCGGGCTTATACAACTTGACCGGAGGATCCCTGTATTCAGGTGAACGACGAATACTCGTGATCGGACGCGGGGGTACCATGGGTGTCGGCACGGGTACCTTGACGATCTTGGGATCTTGTAACCGTGTGATGAGATAAAAAATGATGGCGACGAGTACCAGCATTATCAGTAACGCGGGTGTGTTAGTCTTTCCTTTCTTCATTTATATAACTTAGAAAAGATTCCCGACAGGTCCACACGTTCTGTGTATGGTATTCTTTTCAATTTATGCTGAACGAATAACCATAAACCAAGGAACAGAAATTTAGGAATGAGACCCGACGTGGTATTATCGAGTTTATAGATCGGTCCTACGAGTCGTCCGAAGAATGTGTCCTCCTTTTTATTACCAGTGAGTTTCATCTCAATCTCTGTGAGAGCGCACGTATCATCATTCGTCGCCCAATGAAAAAACAGGAATGGTATGAGAAGTGAGTAAAGAGACAGAATCACTTCGTCCGCGGTAAATGGTATCGCTATCATCACGAGGAACAGAAGGACGTGAATGAAAAATATAATGTTCATCTCTATTAGTATGGACAAAGAAAAGAAAAAGGCCCAACCCAAAGAAAAGGTGAAGCGGATATGGCATCCTTCACAGGAAAAAATTTTGAAAACCTGGGGTGAGGCGTCAGCCTGTTACAGGTATATGCACAACCACGCGTATCTCGTGTTCAAGAAACAGAGTATGCGTTTTACTTTACCAGTCATCGTGTTATCGACGATCACGGGTACGGCTAACTTTGCACAACAATCGTTCCCTCCTAGTATGAAAAGTTCTGCACCGGCTATAATTGGTGGTCTTAACCTGATCGCTGGTATCATCGCCACCATCATGCAGTTCTTAAAAATTAATGAACTCATGGAAGGCTGTCGAGTTGCGTCACTGCAATATGGCAAGCTTTCGCGTACGATTCGGTTAGAGCTTTCTCTCCCCATCCAAGAACGTTCTTGCGATGGTTCTGCGATGATAGATACGTGTAGAGCTGAGTACGATAGGCTCATCGAGCAGTCACCACCTCTTCCCTATGCTATCATTCAGGCATTCGAGAAGCAGTTCCCCGACGATTCCGAGTTTTTCAAACCCGAGATCATGCATATCCAACCTATCGATATGTTTATCTCGGAGGACGAGATGCGCGATGAGTTGAAAAAGGAGCTTGGAGCTATACGAACGGGTGATGTTACTCCGAGATCGGAATTTGAGGTGATCATCGATGACCCGAAATCTTCCTAGCCACATAAGCTAACATTATGAACAATATTAGATTAAAGAGACCGATACATATCAAATAAGGAAAAACCTTTCTTTTGATTGGTTCCACGATCCTTGTCTGAAGTGTATCACTTTCCAAAAAAATATCTAAAGCTTGATCAGTGAACTCATCAGTGATGGACTCCTTCATTAAAATAATCCCACAAAAAAAGGAGCGACCACCGACGCTCCATGAAAAAGAAATTTCCCTGTTGGAAAAATTTTTGGCGCGAGGAGAGAACGTGTTCATATGCGGTCCTACCGGTTCCGGAAAGACGTTTATAGTAGACTGTTTACTTAACGCAAGTAACACGATCGAGTTACACTCCGAACTCTTTCAAAAGAAGAGTACCTTCCTGAACTTGATAGGAGACACGTCGCATCACGTATTAATAGATGGGTACGATTCGAGTGTGTATGGTCATAAGCAAATCATAGACAAAATATCCGACTCGAATGAGAAGATCACCAAGGGGTCGGTCGTCGTGACTTCCACGTGTATTCATATGTTACCCAATTTTAAACTTATCATCGTACCGAAACGTTCCGCGGATGAGATATTTTCTCTAGAGTGTGCGAATCCAAGAGCTCGGTTTGCCGCGGATAAATGCGACGGAAACATACGTAACTTTTACGATTACATGAACTTTTCTGATGAGAAGGATGTGTTTAAAACCTCTAAAGACATAGTAGTAGACATTCTGTGTCATAAGGGCGGGAGCTTTGACACAAACCAAACTGTCCATGAACATGGTCACGTGGTGGATGTTATCCACGGAAATTATATGTATTCGAAAGACTCGAATATTGTACCCATCGCAGAATCTTTATCACTCGCAGACATTTACGATTCCGCGATGTATAAGGGTGAATGGAACTATATGCCCTACTACGTGGCGACTGGAATGGCCATACCTAAATATAACCTCGGAGAACCGCTTAAACCTGATAAAATCCAACCTGGTAGTACATGGACAAAATATGGTAACTATAAGATGCGATACAACAAACTCAAGAATATCCAAGGGCGTCACACGACAAAATTGGGTATAGAAGAACTGGGGCTCATACGACAATACGCGATCGCGGGAGATCTAGACCCTTTAATCGAGTATAAGCTCACACCTCTCGATTTTGACATCATGAATCATCTCGCGCTCGGGAACAAATTGAAACCATCTGAAGTTGCAAAAGTTAAAAAGAAACTGCGTAGTATACTCAATGAGTAGCTCCGACAGTGAAGACGAGACTTGCGGCGACGATATTGTCCGTGTGGTCGGATGTGACATTTACTATTACGGAGCTATCGACCGCGACAGTATCCTAACGTTCATAGAGGAGTTTAAAAAACTGGAAGTCGATCTACTCAAAAAGGCTATCGAACTTCCCGGGTATACACCTACCATTCAGGTTCACATTCATAGCGAAGGAGGGGACGTGTTTTCTGGATTGAGTGCCATGGATACACTCAGATCTGCACGGGTGAACGTGACGTGCATAGCTGAGGGTAACTGTTGTAGTGCAGCCACGTTTCTACTTTTGGGTGGTAAGAAGCGACTCATGAGTCGACACTCGTTCGTGTTGATTCATCAGCTTTCTACAGGTTTCTTTGGTAAGTATCACGAGCTCAAGGATGAGATGAAAACATGCAAAAAAATCATGAAAACGATCAAGGGAATCTATAGGTCTGAGACGGAGATTCCTAAGGAGACGCTCAATGAATTTATGCGCAAGGATATTTACCTAGACTTTGATGATTGTCTCACCTACGGGATCGTTCACGGCGCCTCGTAACTTCGAGATTTCGTTTATATAAAAAAATTACACCTAAGATGATCACCCCAATACTGATTGTATTCATATTTAAGGGAACAGTCGTTAACGGAGCAGGCTTAAGTCGCTCCATCCTTTCATAATTTACCACTGGTATCATTCCTACTAATATGAATACAATTTTTACGACCGACAAAAACGGCAAGAAGCGCTACCTCGACATTCGTGTCGAGGAGATCAACGGTGTCTGGTGCATCGTGAAGGCCACTGGACAGGTTGGAGGCAAAGAGGCTACTTCCGTGACGGAAGTCCCTCTCGGCTTTGAGAGTGCGACGAAGCGTGCGAAGACGATGTGGAAGAATGCGAACACCAAGGCGACGGCCATTCTTCCAATGCTGGCGAACAAGTGGGAAGATCGTAAGAAGTACATCTCCCAGCCATTCTACGTGCAACCCAAGCTCGACGGCGTTCGTCTCTTGGTGTCTAAGGATGGTGGTATTTCGAGGACTGGGAAGATCATTCCGGGTACGGAGATTCTTGGTAAGGGTCTCAAGGAAGGTCAGTACGTCGATGGCGAGGCGTTTGATCCCAACTTGACGTTCGAAGAACTCACGAGCACGTTCAAGACGGATCCCCTGAAGCTCAAATTCCACGTGTTCGACTACTTCGACATGAACGCATTGGACATGACTTTCGAACAGCGCTGGGAGGCTGTGAAGTCTCTCAAGAACGAGCACTATGAGTACGTGAAAACGTCGCTTGTCATGCTACGAGAGCACATTCCCGCGGTACACGCGCAGCATGTTAAGGAGGGTCACGAGGGTACGATGATTCGCGACATGAACAGTGTGTACGAAGTCGGTCAGCGAAGCAACTACCTTCTCAAGCACAAGGATTTTCAGACGGAGGAGTACGAGATCATCGGAGCCACGACTGGCCACGGTCGAGATGCGAACTGTGTCGTTTGGATCTGTAAGACGAAGGAGGGTAACGTGTTCAATGCGCGTCCGGAAGGTACCCTGGAGGATCGTGAATACAAGTATGCGAACAAAGAACGTTTCATTGGTAAGATGCTTACCGTGAGATTTCAGAACCTGACCGACAAGAATGTCCCCAGGTTCCCAGTGGGAGTTGCGATTAGAGACTACGAATAATTTGTTGTGAATATGTAAATGAATCGAATTGCTGTTGACGTTGATGAAGTTCTTGTACCGTTTGTTAGGCCCATGGCTAAGTTTAAAAAGCTAAAAATGCCGACTGAAAAGTGTAGATATGTGTACCGCGAAATGTTTGAAATAACAGAACCCCAATCCCGGAAGATGGTACGAGAATTTTATGATTCCGAGGCATTCGATGCACTCCAGCCTATCGAGTATTCCCAGGCAGTTCTACGACTCATGCGCCCCTATGTAGATAAGATGTACATCGTCACGGGGCGTCACGACTGCGTTAGAGAGAAGACCGAAGACTGGTTAAATGAATATTTCCCGGGTATTTTTGACGACGTTATTTTGACGAATAGTTTTACGAGTTATGAAATCCAGAAATACGATATATGCCACTCTCTTAATTTAGACACGATCATAGACGATAGCGACACGACTTGTGGCGTTTGTAAACACCGGGGTATGGACGCGTATCATTTCGCGGGGTACAATGGTAAAGAATACGAGTGGTGCAAGAAGGACGACATAAGCGTTTTGAGCTGGGTGGAACTTTATAACAAAGCGATACCAAAGCTGATAAATTAAAATCTCAGAAGATATTAGATGTCATCTAGGACAGTCGCACGAACGACTCCTAGAAGTACCCCTACTAAACCGGGTATTAAGAGGGACCGATCTCCGACAGGACCTTTAAGTAATATGAACACAAACAGTAATACAAACACAAATGAACCATCTGCCAAAACGGCTCGCATGACACCCGCGCCGACGCCCCGAAGTGTAAAACCGAAGACGGCAAAGCCTAAGACGGCGCGCCGAAAACTTGATCCGGCTGCTAAAACAGCTAGGTCGATTACACCGGCTGCAGCGAGAGGGGTATCTAAAGCTATAAATAAACCACCAACCGGTTCTAGACGAACGCGGGTGGCTAAAAAAGTCATGATGACTACAGGAGACCTACTGGACATATATCAACTGTACTTAGCCATCGTAAATCAGAGACATGTCATATTGGGTTCGGATATTGCTTCGACTCTGACGGACGAACAGGTGAATAAAGTGTTCGTGGATATGATGGAGTTACAACTCAAGGGGGCCAGAAATGCAAACAAGTTTTCAAATTTTTTGCGATTAATGAACTACGTGTGTAGAGTTGGACGTGCTACGTCGTACTTACTCTTACTCACTGGTTCTTCTAATACTGAAAAGATTATAGTGAACGCATATGTTTTAAAGAACGAGAAGCAGAATCCCCTGACGTACGGAAGTTTAAAGGGTATTTTATCCCGTAGAGATTGGTTGGACGCCAAATCTAAATTAGAATCTCTTAGGAGAAGAGGAGCGCGTTGGCTCAAAGTACCGTCTCTCGCGGAATTTCAAAACGAAAGTAGCACATCGGTTCGGGGTGGAGAAGTGTTTACCATAAACCCTTCGTTCATGGGTCAATTTCGTAAGAAGGACTTCAATACAACTTTTAAATCTCTCATCGAGACATTCAAGGAAACGAACGATTTCCTGGGTAAATTGCAGAACATGTTGAAATCAGACGATTTTGAACATAAACAACTGAGACAACTGTTCAAAGCGTCTGCTATGCCGACCAATAACTCGCTAAAAATTCTTGAACTCATGAGAAGTAGAAATAGACGGTATTACCCTAAAAATATGGTTAACGCGACGGGTATAGGACCTCGACACCACGTGCAACCGCAATCTATGCTGTCACATTATTTAGGTTCGGATGAAGTTAAATCGAGTACGTACACGGGTAAACCTTTATCGTTACCGAGTGTGTTATATTTTGCAGATGCGATGCTACTGCGTAAAAATGGTATGACGTTCGCGAGAAGTCCAACTGTCGGTAAACATAACTTCCGTGGTAAAGGTGATAAGGTCATCATACGACAAGAACCCGCTTTACTTATGCCACCGGCAGATCTTCAGAACTATTTATTTGAAATAAACCGATGCAACACGGCGTGGCGTCACGGAGGTATTCACTGTGGACTGGAAAACGCTGGTCATAACAAAAAGGGTAAACACGGTCAGATGAGAACGAACGCTGTAGCTAACACAAACTCTATGATAGAAACGATGATAGAAGCGTACACGTTAAACAAGTCGGCTTTTGACTATTCGGAGATGTATACGTTATTGGATAAATCTAAGTACGAAGCTATATATTTTGATAGCAACGGTGTACCCCAAAAGATAGAGAATGACGGTGATGAGAATATAGACGGAAATTACTTTTTCCAGAATTTCAGGTATATATTCGGGGAGGGTACCGCGGAGATTGACGTGTTAAAGTTGATAGCTCAGTCGTTTAAGAGTAATACCACGAGAAAGTTAGATTTTAAGAAGACATTCGCATTACAGACGACGAGGCAAAACATGACGACTTTATTATCTCGGCTCTATAAAAATTCGGCTGTAAAGCTGGTCGGTTCCGTCGATAACGTTATGAAGATAGTAGAAAAATTAAGTAGAACATATAAAAATAGTCTAGACAGTGAAGAATTAAAAATTATAAGAAACGTGTTGGACGAGGGGCGGCGAAATAATTCGAGTGCTTCTAGAAAATTGATAAATGCTCGTGCGACTATATGGAGAGAATTGGGACTTAAGTAAACCTCCAATATATCAAAAAATATACAAACATGAACACCCTAAATGAGACTTTCAAAAACGGAGCGGCCATCATGAGTCTCATTTGGAGCGTAGGAAAAATGCAAGAGTGGGTGCAGCGTAATCAGTATTAAAGCGTAGAGTCATTTAATAATCACAAAATGTTCAGTATCACCTGTGCTCAAGTACCCGCTCGCGTTCCCGTCTCTGCCGAAACGAAGAAGAGGCGTGCCCGACACTGGCGTCAGCATATGTATGCACATGGCTCGTATGATGATGTTTCTAACCGCGTTCTCATTAAGGGACAGGATAAGATTCGTGAATTGGAAGAGGAACTCGAGAAGTATAAGCGTGTGAACGCTAAGCTCGAGAGAATGGCTAAATGGAATCTGCGTTCGTCTCAGTCAACCCTAACCACGACCCAAGAAATGCTAGAGTTGCTTGAAGATACGTTCGGTGATCAGGCGTTCGAGAAGAACGTGGAAAAGAAGTAACTCCGTACGTGTTAGGTCCCGCATACGTCATACATATTTCTTCAGTTTCGGTGAATCCTAGGACAGACTTATACATTGATAATAAAATGTTCCTATACTTTAGATGATATTGTTTGTGTTGAGTTTCGTAGTGATCGTGATACTTTATCATACCGTAAAGACGCGACGTGAAAAACGAAACTTTCATCTCTTAGAGATCAAAGAGTCTACGAGACCGGGTGCAGGGTTAGGAGCATTCGCAACACAAGATATACCTGCGGGTATTGATTTGGGACGTTATTATGGTGTCATAGTCAACAAAGAACCAGAAGATCCTACGTATGCGTGGCGAGTTGAGTCAGACCACAAAGACATACTCGGTCGCCCGTATCACGTGGAAAGACACGTCGACGCTAAACCGATGACCCAAAATAACCCGTTGAGATACGTGAATTCTCCTGTCGGCGAAGAAGAGAATTGGCTCATTAACACGGGTCACAAACAAAAGGGGACTGCGAGAAATGGGTGTGTGCATTATTACACAAAGAGGAAAATTGAGAAAGGGGAAGAATTGTTTGTGGACTATGGCGAAGCATATAGAAAATGGATGGAAAATAAACTTAAGTCGTGATGTATATATGTAATAATTAAGTTAAAATGTTTGCACTCAGACAGGCAGCCTTTCGACCTACACCCGTTCGCTTCAAGCCTAGGGTAAAAAAATCTACCGTGAAGAGTTACTATGGACTCAATTACGACAACAGTACAAAACTTGAAAAGGTTTCCGGTCATAATCTTTTTCATGTCCTCGCTTTTCATAAGGAGGGACATGAAGAAGGAATTTATTCCATCACGGAGAGAGACGAGAACGATCACCCCTTACACTCTATAGTGGCATTTTTGACGTTCGACGATGCGTACAGATATAAAACGCTACTTGAAGCTGAGATGGATTCGTATTCACCGTACATCCAATTCGCGTCGAGATATGAACTCGACCACGCGTGCAGGGTTGGAGGATATCAATGTCTAGTGGTGAACGAGGGTGCGCTCGTCACTCCCCCCATGAAAACTGTCAAGCTCACGGATTGGGAAATCCGTGAAGCTCTCATGAACGGTAACTGGACCGTCGCACCTAAACCGGAGAATCCTCATGAACAATAACAGTATCGAAACTATTCGAGCGACTCATGATGGGTGTAAGTCCTTCTATGACTGAGTTGCGTTTTTGTGCGCATGAATGACGTTCCATGTTGGAAACACTTCTAAACGAAGACCAACATTTACCACATCGGACGGTTCCATACCCTCTATTAATGCACATGTTGATTTCTTCTGTTGTATGATATCCCATGTGATTTATGAGTTCTTGCATATTTGAGAATTCGGTACCACACAAATCACACGAACAAATAAATGGTTGAGTGAACGCGTCGGACATTCTTTTATAGCGTTTCGATTTAAATAGAAATTCAAGACACATATACTGTGTTCGTATAGTATTTTTAAGAGTGTTTTTCTGTGAAGAGATAGTCTGGGTACACACGTCGCATCTCGTGTTTTTGTTTGATGAAGATTGATAACCGTTCGTATAAGGACATCATTTTCGTCCTAAAATAAACTGTTCGAGCATCGTGGTCGACATGCATTTCCATACTGTAATTGTTTGGGAGTTCTGTGGCAGTGTCTTCTAGTAAATCGATGTGTGGGCGCATCGTTCGAGAGTGTATTTGATTATGTAGTGTAGCCACGCGTCTCAACGTGGTAGAGACACGTGTTGCGTTCATATTATATAGGTAGTGTATTTACTTTTTTATATCGTTTTAAAGTTCATGTTACGTGGTTTGTACATTTTCTTCGCAATCCACGCCACGAAAACGCTGACTTCCATTATAAGAAGAGCCTGGTGAAACATGACCATTCTCTTAGCTCTGTCGGTCTTAGGACTGAAGTCACCATATCCAACGGTAGACATGGTAGTGAACGAGAAATACCACGGGTCCATGGGAGAATCGGTAAACCCAAACTCCGCTGGATCAAAACTCGAATATATTAAACCAAATATGAGCGTTGTGACAATCATCATGAACGCGACAATCACGGAATCCATCTTTGTTATATATACACATTTAAAGTTAGCTCACGTATACTAACAAAGATGGAATCTAAGCTGCTTATCAAACGCCTTTCGACTGACGCGATCATCCCCGAGCGATCTGGATCGAGTGCTTCAGTCGGATATGACCTGTACAGTATCGTCGATGTTGAGATTCCTCCCCTCGCAAGGGGTATTGTTAGCACCGGAATTGCCGCGACTGTTCCTACTGGATGCTACGGTCGTATCGCTCCTCGCTCTGGACTCGCTGTGAAGAACGGTATTCAAACCGGAGCCGGTGTTATTGACCCTGATTATACAGGTGAACTCAAGGTGATCCTGTTTAATCATGGTGACGAAACGTTTCATATTAAACCTGGGGATAAGATTGCCCAACTTATCGTGGAGAGGTGCGAAATCCCTCCTATCGAGATTGTGGACGAAATCGCATCTACTGAACGTGGTGAACGCGGTTTTGGTTCATCCGGTTAATAAATAAAAACATATTAGTAATTAGTTAGCAAATGCAACACCGCCCATACCGTCTTTTATCCTCAAAATGTTGTAATTGACTGTATAGGCACGCACGAGAGTACCATTTCTGGTGGTGGTACCGGTAAGATTCAGCTTCGCGTTATCGATGCGCGAGAAGTTAAGGGAACCGCTGGGCTGGGAAGCGTTCATCTTTAAGCAGAAAGGCCACGTGAAAGTAGCGACGGTGCTGAGAGTCGCCGACGGAAGAGAGGTGCAGTGCATCTCCGGAACGACGTTGTGGTGGTAGATGGGAGACATTTCCTCGAAAAGGGCGGTGCCGTTGATGTAGAGAGAAGCACGATCGAACGTGAAGTTGGTATCCCACTGTTGGTTATCAGCCTCGGAAGAGACGACGTGAATGGCCTTGGAAGGGTGGTTGAAGTAAGTGAGATCGATGTCGACGTCATCCGCAGACATGGGCTGGAACTGGGTCTGAGTGATGAGCATCTCGTGCTCATGCTCGACGACCATCTGACGCTCCTCGGTGTCGAGGTACACGTACGTACCGTAGACCTTAGGAGTGGAAGCCGGGACAAAAGGACCCGAAGCACCCGTACCACTGCGGCACTTGATTCGGAGCTCGACCTGGTGGAACTGAAGCGCGGTGAGAGGAAGAGACTTGGTCCAATCTTCGGAGAAGAAGAAGGGAATGAGATAATGATCGGCAGCCACATCAGTTCCCTTGGCGTTATCAGAAACCTCGTCGAGCGTCACGGCACAAGACGCCTTAGCGCTATCTTGCTTGTAGAGTAAGTTGTGAACACCCTGAATGAAAAGGGCGTCGAGGCGACACACTTCCTGACCACCAATCCAAAGAGAAAACTCGGTCGTGCTGGTGTCGTCGGTGCTAAAGAAACCGGACGTGTTGGCACCGCCGCGGCCGATGTTGGTGGCCTCGACCCAGATGTAGCTCAAGAGATCACCCTTGGTGCGCAGAGGGACCACGACCTCATTACCACTGGCGAAGGTTCCAACGTAATCGAGACGCTCGGGCTTAAGTGCGAAGTTCGTATGTCTCTTATAATTTTGGTGGAAAAATGAAACTTGAGGAGAGCCCGTGATGTACACATCCTGGGCTCCCTTAGACACGAGGTCAATCAGAGCAGCTGACATTTTTACTAGTAATGGATATTAAAAATTTAGCTCTATAACGAAGTATGGTACAATTCCAGGTCCTGACCTGGGACGCACGTGACGAAGATGATGAGCATCTGATCAGGATGTTTGGGAAGACGATGAACGGTCAATCCGTTTGTGTGACGACCCCTTTTAAGCCATACTTCTTTATGAAGCTTCCTGATACACTGGACCCTGTGAAGGTTATTGAGTATGTCCAAGATGTGTGCCCGGATATTGTAAACTGTGGATCCCTGAGATCTAAAGACATGGAAGGCTTTCAAAACGGAGAATCTCGGACTTTTATACAGATAACCTGTAAAGATCTACAGTCACGACGATTTATCAGTAGTAAATTGAGAAGGACGAATACTGCATCTTTGAATAAACTGGAACGAGATCGTAAAGAAGTAGATCACAAGCTCGTTCTCGCCGAGTCTGCGATGGAGAGAGAAAACGACGAATCTTTGAAAAATCAAGCCCACCAAAAGGTGGTGACGTTGAGAAAGAGTCTCCAAAAGTTGGATGTGGACATTGAACGTACGAAGTACATTAGCCAACTACGATTATACGAGGCTAACTTAGACCCTGTACTGAGATTTATGCATAGGTCTAATATTCAATCTACGGGTTGGGTGGATACGGGTGATGGCTGTGAACGTGCCGATTTTGCAAACGTAGATATTGACCTGTATTGTAAGTCTTGGAAGGAACTTAAGGCTATAGATAACCCCGAATCTGCGCCGTTTGTGATCGCATCGATTGATATTGAGTGCTATAGCTCGACTGGAAAGTTCCCGGATCCTAAGGTGAGAGATGACGCGTGTTTTCAGATTGCCATCTCGCTCATGCGCTTCGGAGAAACTGAACCTTTCGAGAAGGTGTGCCTGTGTTACAAGGAAACGGATAAAAACCTGGGCGATGATTCGATTATCGAGTGGTACCCGACGGAAAAAGATATGCTGATTCGATTTTCAAACTACCTGACGGAAAAGGATATTGATGTTATCACTGGATGGAATATCTTCGGTTTCGATCTTGAGTATATCATCGAACGTGGACATCTCATGTCTTGTCCACTGTCGTTTTTCAAGATGAGTAAGCTAAAGACGCATGTGTGCGATCTCATGCCTAAAAAGCTTTCCTCGAGCGCTCTGGGTGATAACGAGCTGAAGCTTGTTCCTATGCCCGGTCGATTTATCTTTGATCTGTTCCACGAAGTTAAACGTGAGTATAAGTTGGACTCCTATAAACTCGATAATGTCTCGAAGCTCTACCTAGGCGACAACAAGATCGATATGGCACCGAAAGAGATGTTCCGTCGATACGAGCAAGAAGATCCGGTAAAGCTTCGGGAAGTCGCCGAGTACTGTATTAAGGATACCCTTCTTCCACATCGTCTCATATCGAAATTGTGTACGTTCATTAATCTTTTGGAGATGGCTAAGGCTACCTGGGTGCCACTCAGTTATCTAGTGGAACGTGGACAGCAGATCAAGGTGTTTAGTCAACTCACGAAAAAGGCTCGAGAAATGAAGTTTAAGGTTCCTACGTACGATTATGGACACACGGATAACACTGGGTATGTGGGTGCGACTGTTCTAGAAGCGATGTCTGGAGCTTACTATACCCCCATCACCGCCTTAGATTTCGAAGGTCTGTATCCGAGTATCATGATGGCACATAACCTTTGCTATTCGACACTCGTGATGGATCCCAAGTACAAGAACATACCCGGAGTCGAATACGAAACTTTCGGAGACCACACGTTCGCACAAAACGTCCCGAGTATTTTGCCTAGTATTTTGGTAGAACTCAAGGCGTTTAGAAAACAAGCGAAAAAAGATATGGCAAAATCGACTGGTGCTATGAAGCAAATGTACAACGGTAAGCAGTTGGCCTATAAAATCAGTATGAACTCTGTCTATGGGTTTACAGGTGCTTCAAAGGGTATTCTTCCGTGTGTTGCCATTGCTTCTACGACCACGATGAAGGGTAGGAACATGATCGATGACACGAAAAACTACGTGGAGAAGAACTTTCCTGGTTCGAAAGTGAGATATGGAGATACGGATTCTGTGATGGTGGAGTTTGATGTACAAGGTAGAACTGGAAAGGAGGCGATCGAGTATAGCTGGGAGCTGGGTGAACGCGCCGCGGAGGAGTGCACAAAGCTCTTCAAAGCTCCAAACAATCTAGAGCTTGAGAAGGTTTATTGTCCATACTTTCTTTACAGTAAGAAACGTTACGCCGCGAAACTTTGGACCAAGGGTAAGGATGGAAATATGAACATGGACTATATTGACGTTAAGGGGTTACAACTTGTTCGTCGGGATAACACCCCGCACGTGAGAGAGGTGTGTAAAGAACTACTGGATGTAGTCCTCGACAGTAGTGGCACGGATGCACCCAAGGCTCTCGCTCGGAAACGAGCTGTGGAGCTACTCGAAGGAGATGTACCGAACGAAAAGCTCATTTTGAGTCAGTCACTCTCCGATTCGTACAAAGTCAAAGGAAAGAGTGTGTCGATTACTGGGGATGAAGTCGCTAACATTAATCAAGCGCACGTACAGGTTGTTCGGAAGATGAGAGAACGTCAGCCTGGTTCGGAGCCACAGTCGGGAGACAGAGTTCCCTACATCCTCATCAACACGGGTGATCCTAAAGCTCGAGCGTTTGAGAAATCTGAAGATCCGGTTTTTGCTCGAGAGAATAATCTTCCGGTGGACTATCCGTATTACTTTCTCAACAAGTTCTTGAATCCTGTCTGCGATCTACTTGACCCATTATTCGATAACGTCAAGGATGACATCTTCGGAGAATTGTTGATGCGCGCAAAACCTCCTAAAAAACCCCGTAAAAAAGCGGATCCAAAGGAACCTACACTTATCAGTGATATATTTAAAAAAGAGACTCCATGTTAGAATATGACCGAAGTAGTTCTCGAGCTTATCAACACTCAACGAGAAGTGCTCAAAAATGTAGAAAAAACCGTGAAAGAAATGGAGGCGAAGCAGAGAGAAGAGGTGAGAGCCAAACTTCTCGAAGCTTCGAACGAACTTTGTTTGGAGCATAAGTCTCTAAAGCACGAAGCTGTTCGTAGAACTATGGCTCGAGTGTTTGGTGACGATAGGTGTCTTGGAAAGAGAAAGAATGGCCGCCCCTGTGCGAACAAGTGTTTCGCTGGTCTGGATGGATACTGTAAGACGTGTTACAAATCTAAACCACCTGAAGCTAGAGTGATCAGTTTTGGTGAAGTCTCACAGGAGACGGTTAGAGTTGACATGAGTGGTGCGGGTACTTGTGTACTCGCGGGTGCCGGAAGTGGAGAATTTCCGGGAACCCCTGTATCGAGGAGTCCCCCACCCGAAGACGAGCTTAGAGATTTACCACCCCTATATTAATAATGAACAAATCAGATATTCTACTAAATTCTATTAACGCCTTCTACGAAAAACCAGAGAATAAAGCTATACTTGTCGAATTACTGACGAAGAGTGGGGGTATATCTCTTCGGAACCTGGAGTGGTTTATCACGAACTACTCAAAGAAGAACAACCTTTCGTATCAGACAAACGATGGAAAGATCTTCAGTGTGCATTGTGCGTATAAGTCAAGTCTCGATGGATACTCGAAGAAGCTGTTCGACCCTTTTTGTCGAACGGAAAAGATAACGTATAAGCTACCGGGCTCATCTGAGGAAATCCATACGACCGTTGCACAGCTGAATTTCATCCGATGGTGTGTGAAGAATAA